GGTTCTTCCGCCGCCGGTGGGCTTGGGTTTCCTGGTCCATTCATCCAACAGGGCCGCCAGCTTGCTGAGCGGCAGCACCGCCTCCGGCTCTCTGCCCTCTCCGATCATGGCCAGAGTGGGAGCCGTAGCCACGCCGCCGGCAGCCAGTGCCGGAATGGTTGGAATGTCAAAGCCCAGGGTCGTGCCGCCCACACCGGGCACCCAGTCGGGGATCGTCACAGAAATGCTGTTGATCTTGGAAAGCACCCAGTTGATTGCGGAAATAACTCCGTTTATGGGAGCTTTCGCCAAATTTACGATCAAGCCAAACACGTTTCCGAAAATGGCCACGATATTGTCCCAGGCGGCGCTCCAGTTGCCTGCAAATACGTTCTGCACAAAGTCAATGATATTGGCAAAAATGGCCTTGACGTTTTCCCAGGCCGCCGAAACACTTTCCCACCACCCGCTCAAATAAGCGGACAGCAGGGGGAAATTAGACTGGAACGCAGAAACCAGGTTCGCCACAGCCTCGGAAACGCCGGTCTTGATGTTTCCCCATACCTCGGAGATCTTCGCACCCAGTTCCACGGCCTTGGCCTTGATCTTGTCCCAGTTCTTATAGATCAGGACACCAATGGCAACAGCAACAGCAATAGCCGCCGAAATCGCCAGGAACTTGACTGTTAGCAGTTTTGAAGCATTGGCCAGAGTTGCGCCGCCTTTGCTTGCGGCCTCCCATACGGTTTTCAACTCCTTAACTTCCTTTATGGCCGTTGCGGCTGTTTTCATAGCCTTAAATGCCACGGTTGCGCTTGCGATACCTGCCGCCAGCGCCAGGATCAGGGTGCGGTGATCCGAAATCCATTTTGCTGCGGTTTTTGCCGCCGGAATGATGGTTCCGGTCATGTAGCTGCCGATCTTCTCCAGCGCCTCCGAAACCACCGGCAGGGCCGCCTCCGCGAACTCCCGCACATACGGCAGAATGTTGGTGCCCAGTTGCGTCAAGAAATTGGCGCCCAGGTTTTTAATCATCTTAATGTCGTATTTCAGGTTGTTGGTCTGCCGCTCAAAGGCGGTATTTGCCGCGCCGGTGGCTTCGTACATTTCCGCCGTCTTGCTGGTCAGGTTTTCGGCCTGGTTGCCTGCCATAGCCAGCACCGCGGTTTGTGCCTCTACAGAGGAGAACAGGCCAGCAAACGCCAGTTCGTTGCCTCCCACAGCGTCCTTTAGGGCGTCCAGAGATCCCTGCAGGCCCTTGCTTTCAAGCAACGCTTGGCCGCTTTCATAGCCCATGTTTTTAAGGGCGGCCTGCATATTCTTGGACGGGGAGAGGAACGCCTGCATTGTGGCTTTCATCTGCGTAACCACTTCCGCCGTGGAACCTGTAACGCCGGTCAGCGTGGCCATGGCGCCCCATAGCTGTTCTTGCTCCAGCCCCAGGGTACTGGCCAGGGGAATGACCTTGCCCATGCCTGCGGCCAGTTCCGGGAAAGAGGTCTGGCCCAGTCTTACGGTGGCAAATGCCAGATCCGCCGCCTGCTGCACCGCATCCGCGGAAGTATCGCCGTAACCCTTGGTTACGGCAGAAAGTAGGTTGATACTGTCCGTCGTGGTCGCGTTTCCCGCCGCCGCGGATTTTGCCGCGGTTTCCAGAATGGCCGCGGCGTCTGCGCTGTCACCGAAAGCGGAAACCACCTGATACATTCCGTCCGTCAGGTCAGCCGTGGCCACGCCCGTGCGGTTGGAGATTTTCAGAACCTGATCCCCGATTTCCGCCGTTCGTGCGGCCACCTCTGCCTCCGTGCCGGTCAGCAGCGTGGAAACGTTGGCCAGCTGGGCCTCATACTCCTCCGCGGATTTCACCGCAGCGGTTCCCAGGGTCGCCACAGCGGTGGCGGCTGCTACCACGGCACCGGCGGCGATCTTTCCCGCTGTCTTTGCCGTTTTCCCCAGTGCGGCCAGGTTCTTGTCCGCGGTGTTGCAGGCGGCTTTTAGGGAGCTGTCTGTCTTTCCGCCGATTTTCAGCATCAACTCATATGTTTTACTTTTTCCGGCCAAGTTTTTCCACCTCCGCCGCGTATTGCGCCACCGTGTCTGCCAGTTCATTCAGTTCTGAAACGGGCAGAGCCAGAAGATAGTCCAGCCCTGTCCGCAGTTGGATGGAAAGCCCTACGCAGGCCCTATCTATGACAGCGGGTGTTAGTTGTCCCCATCCCCGGCATAAAGAAAACCCACGACGATCCCTTTCAGCTTGATGGCCTCCTTTGCGGGAAGGTGCTCGAAAAACTCCAGCGGCAAGTGAGCGACGCGGGCCGCCATGATCTGGGCGTATTCCAGCGTCATTTCCACGGTCGCAGGATTTCCCGCCGGGTTCTTCTTGGTTGCAATGCGGGCAACGGCCTTCAAATCCGCCGCCGTGGCATCCTCCAGGCCGGACAGATCCACCTCGGTGTATGTCTGTCCCTCAAAGGTGAAGGGTTTGTCCAGTTTCATAACCAGATCGTTATCCTCCACCGCAGCGTTTTCGTCATTCTCCGCCAACATGGCGGCATCCATGCTCTTCTTATTGCTCATGTCAGCTCATCTCCTTGATATCCGCCAGCTGATCCACGCCGCGGATTTTGAAACCTTCGTTCAGCTTGTCCAGCTCCACCATGCTTTCACCGTCCAGCTCGATCAGGATATACAGGACCGAAATGGAAATGGCGGTGTCCATGGTGCTGCCGTTTTTCAGCTTGCCGGGGGTGAAACTGTTGGCGCGGCCCCGGACCACCACGCGCATACTGCGGAAAACAATGTTTCCCTCGCTGTCGGTGGTCTGCTGGGCGCCCCGGATCTCCAGCTGGACGGCCTTGGTCATGTCCAGCATATCAACGGCGTCCTGATCCAGGACCCGGAAAGGCACGTCCATGGTCTGGTTGGTGAAATAGCCCACGGTGGGATCGTCGATCTCGCCCAGGATCCCGGCGCCGCTGACGGTTTCGCCGGAGGTTTCAAACGTGGGCAGTTCCATTTCGTCGCCCCGGCCCAGCAGCTTGTTACCCTTGGCGTATACGTTGTACTTGTTGATCTTGGTAGGGATAGCATTTCTATTCATAGTTAGTTACCTCCAAAGGCCGCCTGGATGGCGTCCACGTCGTATTCGCGGATATTCTCGATATACTCCGCCGGAATGTAGGGAGCCAGGAACGTGTGGACGGTCAAATGGCCATTCAACAGGTTGGTCACGGGGTTTTCGTCGCTGCGGAACTCCACCCGGTAACCGGCGCAGTAATCGCGGGCAACGTAGCCGTTGCCGATAATGTTCTGACTGTCCACAATGGACTGGATCAGGCGCTTGTTGCCGGGTTTATCAACTTTCTGCATATAGGTGCGGATAAAGTTGTTTCCGTCCCAGTCGAAGAAACGCCGCACGGCCAGCCAACGGTCCTTTGGATCCGTGGTGGAGGGATAGGCCGCCGTATTGTTGCCCCACAGCTTGAACCCATTGGCATTGATCGCGGTGATCACGCCGTTGGCGTTCAGCACGTCACTGGCCTGCTGCTGGTCCAGCAGCACCTCGGTGCCGTCCTCCAGGACGGTGCCGGTGATCCGCAGGTCCTTGTTGGACGGGCTTTCATAGGGCACGTCCGCATTGCCGGCGTCATTGTAGGCCGTCAGAGCCGCCGCCATGGCGGACATACAATAAACCTTGTCGCCAATGGCCGCCTTGGGCCAGAAAGCCGCCGTATGGGCGCCGCTGGCTCCCATGGTCTCCTTGGCTCCCTTTACCTCGGTGTAGACCGTGGCGCCGGAGGAACCGCTGGAAATATCCACATAGGCGCAGCAGTCGAAACAGCCGTTGATCGCCTCTGTCTTGGCCTGGAGTGCCGCGCATACCACGGCGTTTTCGCTCCAGCCGGGTGCCAGCAGAATACCGGGGGTCATGCCCAGCTTGGGGTAAATCTGGCGCACCAGTTCCAGCCCCGTTTCCTTGCCGGTGGCGGCGTCCACGCCGCCCACAATGTCGGTATAGGTCACGCCGTCAGGCTTAATGCTGGTGCTGGATACGGACAGCGTGGCGGCCTCCTTGGCGGCCTTGGACAGCAGGGTGATCACCACGGTGCCGTCCTCCGCGTGGGCTGCGGTATAGTCGCTGCCAGCTGCCAGGAGGGTGGAATTGTTTTTCACTTCCAGCGTGTCCAGCATGACATACTCCTTGTTGTAGGAGATCATGCCGTCCAACACGGCGCAGTCCTCCGCCGCGTTGATGGTGGTGTGGGTGGACTTGGTGGGATCCAGCACATTCACCAGGATAATGGGTGCCACGTTGAACACGCGGAAACAGGCGTCAATGGACTGGCACAGACTGAATTTCTTGAAGTCGTCGGAATAGCCCACGGCCTCCTGGCACTCCTTGAAGCTGTAACACAGCATAGGGGTGTTGGCCGCCTTTTGGGGATTCTTGGACAGGTGGATGGGCGCCACTCCGAAAATGACCTGCAAGCCTGCGCTCCCCTGGATCGGTGTAGTCAGGCTGGTGTCCTGTTCGGAGTTATAAACGCCATGATGATATGCCATTGTTTTTTACCTCCTGTTTAGTGTTTGATCTGTACCAGACGATACAGGCGGGAAATATGCCCCGTGCCGCTCCGCAGGTTCTTCATAGCCTCCGGTAACTGCTCCAGGGGCACCACCAGTCCCTCCATAGCTGGCTGCTTCACGATAGCCTCCGCCAGCGTGGTTGGGATCCCGTTGGTGTATGCAGTGTACTGCTTCGCCACGCCCGGAATGGACGGGCCGCAGTAAACCGCGGTGGTGGCCTGTTTGGCCTTTTTGGGTTTCGCCATTATGTTTCTGGCACCTCCTTGAAAATCGCCGGCGCATAGAACGGCAGCCCCACGGCGGCGAAATAATACGGGTGCGTGTCCTCCTCCTGGGTCGCCCACCGGATCGGGTGCTGCGCTTCATAGCGGTTTGCCACGATCCCGTCACGTTCGTAATGCCTCACGATCTCGTTGACGATATGGAGGGCGTCGCGGTAGCCCTGTCGGTTCGGATCCGGGTCGCACACGCAAATGACCATGACCACGTTTACGGTCTGCCGTGTGTCCTGCTCCGTCATCTCTCCGTCCGAAAGTTTCACGGCCACATAGGGCTCTGGCGGCGCTTCCGCGTCGTTTTCTTCGTCGTCGCCCTCACGAATGGGGAGGCCCTGCGGAACGATTTTCACTGTCCGCTCGACGCCCAGAGAATTGATTAGGGTATAGTGTGAAAAAAGCTCTTTCAGATCCTCCACGATTGCGTCCTGCAAAAATTCCTGTGTCACGCAGTTGCGCCTCCTTGACTTGTTTCCACTTTTTAAGACCGCATGGTTTTTTCAATGCGTTTTCTGATTTCTTCCTGCAGGTATTCATAGGCCATGGCCGCCGCCTTACTCCGTACCGTTTCGTTCGCCAGCAAATGCGGCACTGCTGGCGACAGGAGCTTTTTTACCTTTGTCATATCCGCCCCCGGGCCATATTTTGCAGTACGGGCCGCCGCGCCGGCGCTATATTTTCCGGACGGATCACGCTGCACGATGGCAATGTGCCCGCTTGCGAACTGGGTTACGAACGCCTTGATCCCGTTGTATTCCAGGGATTTCATGCTGCTGGAACTCAAAACCTTGGCCGCCGCCGCGCCTGTTTCGCTGTTTGGCGTGGTCATAAATGACATAATGTCCTGCACAGGACCTTTTGACCGGATTTCCGCCACCAGTTTGGACGCGCTGGCGTTGAAAAGCCGCGGCGCACCCTCGTTTTTGTCAGAAAGGATCTTTTTATTCTTGATTGCATACTGTTCCTTGGTGTCAGCAACAATCTGCTTCCTGACTTTACGTCCCGCCGCATTTAGCGCCGTTGCAAGGGTTTTTGGCGCAGAAAGCTGATCCCTCAAAAGAACCATTTTCCGCATGATTTTTATGAGTTCTTCGTCAACGTCAACCTCTAAAATTGCGGCCTCTCTCACGATCTCACCGCCTCCAGTTCAATGGCCAGCACCCCGGCCTCCTCCGTACAGGATTTCACCTTATACGGCCTGCCGTCCAGCGTCAGCATGGCCCCTTGGGCGGGGCGGGGGCCAAAATCAGCCTTTGCCACATAAACCAGGTGCCGGGCCTTGTATGTGCCCTCCGTCTGTGCGGCCATGATCTTGGCCTTGTCCCGCTCCAGCAGTTCGTTGTCATCCACCACCGCCGCCATTTCCTTGCCGTTGACCGTGTGGGTGTCCGCGAACTCCAGGCAGTTCAGGAATGTGGTGGAAATGTCCGCCGCGATCTGCTCCTTGAACGTATGGGTGCCCATTACTGGGCACCCCCGCCGTTATCCGCAGCAGGCGGCACAATGGCCGCCGCAGGGGTCAGGACGATAGCCGCCGCCAGGCGCTCCACGATCAGCGCCTTGGCAGCGCCGCGCGGGAGATCCACGCCCATGTCCTTGGCCAGCTTTTTCAGGTCGTCCTTGGTCATGTCCTCCAGCTGTGCGGGATCCAGGTGGCCCTCCACCATGTCGGTGTTGTCACCGCTATGGTTGCCGTTGTGGTTCTCCTGGCTCTCCTGGGCGCCCTCTGCGGCGTCCGCGGCCTCCTGGGTGTCCTGGGTGGTGTCGGCGTTCTCGGTGCCGTCCTGGCCGCCGTCAGCGTCCTGCGGGGGCATGGTGGCCTCCTCCGCCGCGTCGTCGGTCATTTTGGCGCTTTCAGCGGAAAGCCACGCCTGCACCATGCGCTTGTCATAGGCGGGGAGGGTGTCGCCCGCCTGATACATACGCCCGCCGTACAAGATTGGGCGCTGTGCTGTCAGTCGCTTCATGTTCCTTTCCTCCCGGCTTTTAGCCCAGTAGCTTCACCAGTACGGTTTCGTCCGCGCTGGCCGCAGGGGCGGCGGCGTAACCCGCCGGCACATTCCCGGCGGCCGTGGTGGTGATCTTTTTGTCCGTGGCGCTGTAATACAGCGCGGCGCCCATGGTGATCTCGCCGGTGGCCTTTTCCATCTCAAAGACGCCCACCACATGGAGGTGGCCGGTTTCGCCGGCGGCAATATCTTCACCGGCCACGCCGATCCTGGTCCCCAGGCTCACCACTTCGCCGTTTTTGACTGCGGTGCCGGCCTTGTAGTCCAGCACCTCGCCTTTCTGCCAGTATTTCGCGGTCATGTTCTCTTACCTCCTGTCAAATAGTCGTGCCGGGGTTCTTGGCGATACCGCGGAAGTCGACCGCAGTAATGCCCCAGTCCAGCCAGATGTCCCACACAAAGCCCAGGCGGCCCGGAACCTCGCTGCGGCGAATGGTGGGGGTTTCCTGGCCGTTCAGGTAGTCCACCTGCAGGCTCTTGGCGTAACGCTGATCGCCGGCAACAAACCAGGGGATCGCGTTGCCGTCACCGGCCAGGACGTTCAGGGCGCCCTCCTCAATGACCTGCAGCTTGTTGCGGTACTGGTACAGGGCGTTTGCGGTGTGACTGCCGATCCCGGTCACGTCGATCTGTGCGGTTTCCAGGATCTGCGACAGCTTGAAGCCATAGCCCACGGGGACGATCACATACTTGGGTTCCACCATGATGGAATCACCGAACGGATCCTTCTGGTGCAGCAGTTTCAGCATGGCGGCCTGCAGGGTGTCAATGGACGGTGCGGCACCGTCGGCGATCAGGTTGCTGTGGGCGTTGTCGAACAGGGAAACGCCGTCGAAAATGGCGGGGTTGTCGATCAGGATCTTGTAAACCTGCTTGTTGATCGTGCGCTTGGCGCTCATGGCGTAAAGGCCGGGCATTTCGGTGATGAAACCCACGTCGTCGTTGATAAACGCCTGGCGGGTCATGCTGAACTGACGGCCAAAGGTGTCGATCTGACGCTGGGGAAGCAGTTCCGTCTTGGGGGTGTCGGCTTTCAGTTCGCCGTTTTCACCCACGCGCAGGAACTCACCGGCACCGCCGACCAGATAGCTGTGATCCTTGGTGGGCTTAAAGTCGGTCACGCTGCCCTTGGTGGTCCAGATCTGGAACGTGGTGGGAACCTCATGGTACAGCTGGACAATGTTTTTGCGAATCGCGTTGTCCAGAATTGCGGGAAATGCCGCGGTGGGGTTGAAGAACTGGCGGCAAGCCTCGTTCCACAGGTCGTCCTTGCTCATACGCAGCAGGGAGGTGGTGGTGCCCACGCCGTCCCGTGCCATGCACTCAATGGCCAGATCGCGCAGGGAGTAGCCGCGCATTTCCTCCGCGCCCTTGGCGGGATCCTGCACGTTCACGCCGGCCCGCAGCAGCATAGCGTCCACGGCCGCCTTGCGGAAATTGTCCCCTTCGTCACCGTTCATGCGGCCGGAAACAGGGGCGCCGTGTTTCAGCAGGTAGTCCACCGCCGCCTGTCTTACGGTGTCCATGGTGGCGCCGTTGCTGATATACTCCGCGGGATCCATGCCTGCCTGGCGGCACAGTGCGGTAATGTCGCTCACGCGCTGGCGCTCCGTAGCGACGGCCTGGCGGGCTGCCTCGGTGGGGTCTGTGCCCTGCTGGCCGTTGCCGTTGTCCATGCCGCGGGCGCCGCCGGTGGGATCCTCACCGCCCTGGCCCTCTGCGCCCTGGGCGGGGTTGCCCGCCGCGTCGATCTGGCGCTGCAGGCCGTCAAACTCCGCTCTTTCCTCTGCCGTCAGGTCACGGCCAGCGGCGCGGGCGCCGCTCACAATAGCCTGCTGACGGGCGATCATTTCCTGAATGGTCATGGTTGTTTTGCCTCCTCAATGATAAAGATTTTTGTTGATCTGGATCTGCTTTTCGTAAACAGAAAGGTCCGGGGCCGTTGTCTGCTCCGTGTCATCGTCTCTGCCCACGCCCACGGTGGCATCCGCCGGCACGGAAACAACGGATACCTCCAGCGGCATCCATTTGCGAGCGATCTGGCATGGGCCTGTGAAACGTCCGTCCGCGGAGTTCTTGCCGGCTACCACTTCCTCCCATCTGTCCACGCTGTAACGCACGGACGTGGTTTTCAGGGTGCCGGATTTGACTTTACCGAAAATCTTTTCGGCGTCGTCGTCCGTATCGAACTCCACTTCGGCCATGCCGCGGTGGTTCTCCACCCAGGCGCGGATCACTTTTCCCACCACCTTGTCGGTGTTGTGGTTGAAAAGTAAAACGCCCACCTCATTCAAGCGGGATAGATCCACGGCTCCCTCGCCGTGGTCGAGAATTTCCATGCCGAACCACCGTCTATACGGTTCCTCGCTGGAAAAGCTGATCGTGCGCCTGCGGCTGTCCGCCTCCGCCGATCTCGCCGCCTCAATGTGGCCCATGCTGCGCTGGCCGTTATTCTTTTCCGGCCTGCCCTCCGCTCTCTGCGGTGTTTTCCCGTGCTGCTGTCGTTCCATTTCCATAAATCACACCTCCTAACTCGACGCCGACAGAGCGGCCATATTTCAGGACTTCCGCCATTTCGTCAACGGCTTCTTTCCAGTCCTTGCCCTGCTCCGCGCACACGTCCATAAATGTTTTCTGGCCGCTTTGCAGAGCGATTTTGCCGGCGTTCGCCTCCTTTGCCGGATCGATCCACTTTTTCGGTGCTTTCGTCCAGCTGTGCGCGAGGTACTGCGCCTTTTTATCCCAAAAGCCGGGCATATCGACCAGCCCGGAGAGATAACAGGAAATAACAAAGGTTTCGTACACCTCCGACATAAAATCTGTCAGCAGCTCCACGTCCTCGGTGTATGTGTTTTCGTCCTCAATGGCATTTTGCCGTGCGGAGGAGTAGGTGGCCCCGCTCATGTCGCGGCTGACGGCCTCATAACTCAGGCCTTGCCCCGCCGCGATCAGTGCCTGCTGGGTTTTCAGGAACCCCGCCGCGTCGCCGCTGGAACCCTTTGGATCGACCACCTGGATTTCGTCACCGGCGCCCAGGCTCTGGATCATGCCGGGGGCCAGCTTCTTGCCCTCATAGTCCATTCCGCCGTCCGGCGTTCTGGTGCCGCCGCGGCCAAAACCGCCGCTTGGGATCGCCCGCTTGATGAATACGGCCAGGCAGGCCGCGATCCGCTCCTTGACGGAAACAGCGGTAATAAATTCGTTGGTGTCCCGCACTCTGGTGATCGTTGGAGCCATGTCGGACATTTCCCGCAGCTGGCTGGGCCGCTTCTTGGATTTGTAGAAATACACGTCCTTGGCCTCGATGTAAACGGGGTCGTTCAGGCTCCAGCCCTCAATGTCGTATTGATTGATCCAGTAGCCCACCGGCCTGCGCCATTGGTTGTATTCAATCCCGCCCACGACGCGATTTCCCTGGTGTTTCGGCTTGCTGGCGGTCACGTCCAGTTCGTCCACCTCAATGGCCTGCAGCTGGAACGGGACCAGCCCCTGCTTGGTGTAGCGGTAAAGGAACAGCAGGCCGCCGTCCACCTTTTTGCGGTCTACCGCCATACGCAGCATTTGGTTGAAACTCTGTTCGCCGGTCACGTCGCAGTTTCTGGCCTTGCACCATTGGCGCCATGCCTTTTCCAGCTTTTCATCCAGTTCGTCGTTTCCGGTTTTAGCCTGGAGGGTGTAGCCCTTGCCCACCACGTTGCGCTTGTATGCGTGGAGGATAGACTGGGCAATATCACTGTTGCGCTCCAGGTCACGGGCGCGGGCGCGTACCACGTCACGGCTGAAACGATCCGTAACCTCCGCACTTTCGTTGTGTACCCGCCACCCGGCATTTAGGCGCCCATACCCTGCGGCGTCATATCCGCGCAGGATCTCCAGCTGCTGCCGCCATGCCTCGCGCTCACAGGCGCGGCGCGGGGAAACAGCGGCCACAATCTTGTCAAAGACACCCATGCGGTTACCTCCCGTCAAAGAACGCCACAAAGGTGCGATCCAGCAGGCAGTTGTCCGTCCCGCTGTCGATCTGCGCCTCCAGGTCGTCACGAATGGCTTTCAGCTGGGCCAGGTCCGCCCGCACCAGGGATCGACTGCCGATCTTGTATGACTGGCCGCCGGCCAGAATGGCTGAAATGGCGCTGTTTACCTGCTCCAGCATTTCAGCCGCTTTTGTGTTTGTACTCATTTGGTGGCCTCCTGTCAGATCCATGTGTCATTTTGATTGATCCAGTTTTCTTCCTGGTTTTGTCGCGGTTCCTGCTTGGCCGGCTTCCGCGGCTCCGGCGCCGCCGCCTGCCCCTCCACGCTTTTCAGATACAGGGACCGGACGCCCATAACGTCCGCCGCCGCGGCTGCGTACACCTCGCAGTCCAGGTAATGGTTGTCGGCGTGGGAGGATTTCAGGACCCATTTCTGAACCTCTTTTCCGCCGGATCGCTCGGTTACCTTGTGTTCCGCCGTTACCTGTTCGGCGTATTCCATGTCGCAGTCCTTGTAAACCTGCCAGGAACCTGTCCCGTTCGGCTTCCGCATACGGGCCGCGATCTGGTCTTTATACTTGCCGCCGTCCACCAGAACCAGGGTCATGCCGTTGGCCTTACTGCCGGCCTTGTTGATCACGGAGAGTCGGTAATGGGACAGCATGGTGCTGGTGCCCTTGCAGGGCAGCACCCAGTCCGAATTGATGGCGCAAAACTCGTAAACTTCGTCGGTCTGGTCGCCGCTGTCCATCAGGGCCAGGTTGACCATGGCCGTGTCGCCGTTCGGCAGGGAAAACTCCACGTTCATGGCCTTTTCCACCTCTGCCATGGAAAGCGCCTGCCCGTGGGCCACGTTCTGGCTGGTCATGTAGTCGCCCCAGGCGCGGATCGTCCAGTACAGGCAATTTTCCTGTACGTCGATCCCGCCGGTGATGAGCTTCGTCCATGGCGGCAGCGTCCACTCCGGCGTTTCCGTCTGCCGCTCCAGCACCAGATCGGCGTTTGTTTTCAGCTTCGTATCTTCCCACGGCTCTGCAAGCCACGAATTGGTGAAGTTGTGCAGCAATTCGGGATCGTCCTTGCTCCGCATGAACTCGCGGGCGATCTCGGAAAAGCGGGTGAACGGGGAATAGAGGGTGTTGATCCAGAACGCTACGCTTTTTGGCGTCTTGGACTTTTCGACAACATTCTGCCACCGTCCGCCGCGCAGCATTTTCCCCTTGTCCTGATCGGTGATAACGCCGCCGCACTCTTGGCAGGCGTACACGGCCATTTCCGCGCGGTCTGCGCTGTCCGGCACATCGTCCTTGCTGGGCCATTTGATGCAGGTAAATTTCAGCTCGATAAACTTTCCGCAATGCGGACACGGGACGAAATAGTGCTTGACCACCTCCGCCCGCTCCATGGCCCGCCAGATATGCCCGCTTTTCAGCGTCGGTGTGCTGGCCATGAAAATTTTTCGGTTGAAATAGGTTTTTGTGCGCTCTCGCGCAAGGGAAACGGGATCCGCCTCCTTTTTGCTCGCCGCCGGAAATTTGTCCACTTCGTCGAGAAAAAGGTTTCGTATATTCGTGCTTGCCAGATCCGCCGGACTGTTCGCGCCCGTCAGCCACGCGGTCATATCCGCGAATTTCAGCGCCAGCTTTTCGCTCTCGTTCTCGCGGTATTTCTTCGCAAGCGCCGTGCAGCTCTTTATCATCGGTTCCAGCTTGCTTTCCACCGTGCGCTTTGCGAGGTCGTCCGACGGGTAAACGATCATGGTCGGAGCGGGATCCTGCGCGATCAGGCTGCCCAGCGCGTTCTCCATGGCAGAGGTGCCGCCCACCTGGGTGGGCTTCACGAACACGATCTCCTCTACCATGTCGTTGGAAAAGGCGTCCATGATCTCCACAAGGTACGGCGTCACGCTGTTTCGCCACGGGCCGGGGATCGCGTTCCCGCTCGGCAATACGCGGTATTTCTCCGCCCACTCCGACACGGGCAGGCGCTCCGCCGGTCGCAGGGTTTGCAGCGCGTCACAGATCCACGCGGGCGCGGTAAACGGCTTTTGCCGGAACTTCTTCATTCCTCCGTCCGCTCCTCCCGTTGCACCGCGGCGTCCACGAATGTTTCCAGCATGGCCTCCAGCTCTTTCCGCAGGCTTCGCTCCACGCCCCGCACGGTCACGGCGTCCGCCGCGCCCGTCAGATTTGCGGCAACGCGGGCGGGGATATTCAGCGCAAAACGCTTGAATGTTTCCAGAAATTCGTTCAGCTCCGCGGTGGCCTGCTCTGTCGGCAGGTATCGCCGCTCGGCAATGGCCGTTTTCAGGCGGTGCAGCTGGCCTTGGCTTTCTTTCAGTTCAACCTCCGCCTCCAGCTTTTTCAGCGCCAGCTCCGTGGCTCTGCTGTTCTCGCCGCTTTCCTGCGCCTTTGCCTCTATGTAGGCGATATATTTCTGGACTGTCTCGCAGGTGCGGTATTTCCGCGCGCCGCCTTCCGGCGGCACCTCGGTTTCCAGCACACCCTCCTGCGTCAACTGTTGGATCCGCCGGACGGTTTTCCCCAGTATTTGCGCGATCGCGCTTGTGCTGGCCCACTCCGGCACGGTGCCGGACAGGGTAGCGTCCTTTTCCGCCGCTTTCTTTTTTGCGCCGGTCGCCGCCCGCTTTTTGGCGGTGCCGCCGGTCCGCTTCTTTTCCGCCACCGGCGCCACCTCCTTTTTGCTCCGGCAGGGTTCCCCGCCGGTGCCCAGGCTGTGCCCTACATAACCCCCGCGAATGATCGCAGGACTTCGGGCGCAGCAGGCACCGCAGGCCGCCCGCCGGTTTCGCTTTTCCGGTTTTGGTCGATTTCGTTTTTTTCGCCGCTCCTTTTTCGGCTTATACCCCCGTAGGGGGGTATAACTTTCCCGGCATTTCAAAAAACCGTAACGTAACAGCCGGATTTTTTTCTGTTTTCACAGGGTAAAACGTCGGGCTTTCCTTGCCCCGCACGGCTTTTCCTGCTGGGGAGTACCTACACAGGGGGGTGCGGGGTCCTTAACGGGTGCCCTGGGTGCCCCTCGGCAAAGACCCAGGGCAGGAGGGTTAGGCCGGGCCGCTGCGTATGCACACGCCGCAGCGGCGCAGGGTGAAAGGAGGAAAGCCCCCGCGGTACACTCCCCGGCCATGGTGTGGAAAGCAAAGAACCACCGGCCTTTCGGCTGGTGGTTCTCGGTATTCGTTTCAGGGCTTCACCCCTGCGCTGCTTTCCATGCTATCAGTATAGCACGGTCAATAGTCCAAAAGCGTCCAAACTTTTCAGGGGCGATTATTCCGCCCGTGCGGCCCCGCCCGCTGCTGCTTCCGGGCCATGTATTCCTCCAGCAGTTTCCGGTTGCGCTTGTTCTCCAGGATTTTATCCAGGGCGGCGTTGTAGTAGTTGAACACATTGGACCGGCTCATGTAAAGGGCCTCCGCGATTTTATCCCAGCCCCGGCAATCTATGTGTCGCATTTCCACCACGGTGCGCTCGGTGGAGTTGGCGGGTAATACGTCGATCAAGTCCATAACGTTCAGGACGGCCTTGGCCATTTCCTCCCGCTGCTCCTCGATCCTGTCCTCCACTTCGGAGATCCGAAAGACAACGGACACGGATCCGTCCGTCTTTGTCGGCTTGGTCGGCGGCGTCAACCTGAACGCGGACCCCGTACTGGGCGCCCGCAGTTCGCTGGAAAGGACGCGGTGGCGCTCCTCCAGGATCCGCTTTTTCCCCACAGCCGTGTGGTACTGCTGCAGGTATTCCTTGACAGCCTCACGGCCCAGGGTTTCGTCCGTTGTCTTTTTGCTCATTCTCACACCTCGGTAATGTCGTACCCAAAACGGTCCTTTAGCATTTTCTTTTTCATGGCATACTTGGCCGTTCTGGTGGCCTTGCTCTTTACGTCCTCCACGACGAACTCCCAGGACACCCCGCTTTGTTCTGCGTAGTATGGCGCATGACTTCCGTATAGCTGCCTGTTTGGCGGCTGGTAGTATGTAAAATCCGCCTTGTAGCGGATCGCCCGCACCCGCTTTCCCTCCGTGTCGGTAAACGCTTCCTGCAGGGTGAAATCCACCTGGAGGCGCAGATCACGGATCTGCCCCCTTGCCTGGCGGGCAGCCAGAACGTCGAACCTGCGGGCTTCTTTCTGGCTGTCGAAATGCAGGACGGCCCCGGAGGCTGTCACCCGCTCGGTGGGGGTGTTGTGGTATTTCGTGCCTTTTGCCGGATCCTGCGGCGGCACGGCGGGAGGTGCTGGCCCCCGCCGCTGTTTCTGCTGCTCCATGTACTTTTTCATGGCCTGCGCCTGATATTTCGGCGGCAGGTCGGAAACGTTTATGGTCATTACGTTTTCCCCCGACTTTCAAACTTTCGGAAGCGGTCTTTTATGCAATCGACGCAGGGGCGCAGGTAGCTATGAAAGCCGCGCTTGTTCGTGCCGTGAAAAACCTGCTTTTTGTATTCCCGGCAAATATGCGGTGGTTTCCCCATGGTCTTTTCCTGCTCTGCCTCCGTGCAACTCACGTTCCGGCAGTCGTTACAGTTCACAGGCGGCCCTTGGCTTATTTCGTCCATGATAACAAGCATTTTCTATTCCTCCGCCGCGTCCGGGATCTCCACATACTGCCACGACAAAGGCGGGCGGTTCAGTCCGAACTCCGCCAACGGGCTGGGGGTGTCGTATTTCTCCGGGTCCTTGATGATCCAGCCGGAAAGACGATTGCCTTTTGCGTATCGGATCAGGTCCTTTACTGGTACGCATGACGGATCCGCCAAATCGTGCGGAGAATGTTCTGACGCTTCGCCAGGGCATATAAATTGACCTTGCACCGCGCCGGTGCCGCTGACGTACACCAGCACAGTAATGGGCCAGTATAATTCCTCACTCTGCGGGTGGGTCTTGCGGATCTCCAGCAGCTTTTCCCCGGCCAGAATTTTCTCCCACCACTTGGGTTTCATGCTCATAAGCACAGCCAGCATTGTCATTTTCTCCTTTTCCGCCTCATATTTCCTCGCCCGTGCCAGCACTCGGCACGGCGTAAGATCACGGTGGTGTGCCGCTGCCCGGCGTCGCTCACCTTGGTTTCCACGCGGTTGAGCGTGTATCCGGGGTATTTCCGCTCCCAGAAAGCGGCGTCGTCTATGTATACGGTGCTGGCCTCCTCCAGCTTCCGGCGGCTCCATCGGCTGTCATTGGGCGGCGGTGTCTTGGGCTTTTCCAGTCCCCGGCTCTGCCGCCAGCTTCGGGCGCACCGCTTGTTCTTGTTGATATATTTTACAAGGCCCTCCACGCTTCCGTGGTCAACGGTGAGATATTCCCCTCGTGTCAGGCCAATGCTGTTTCCGTTTTTATCGCACCACAATTCTTCCAGCACATCACGGGTCAGTCCTTCCGTGTGCTGAATGATGGCGTGGTGGTGATGGCGGCCTATGATCGTCCCATCCGCCATGATCGTTGTGTATTCCGTGGCGGCTACCCACTTCGGGCGCTCCACGCCGTTCTTGTCGCACCAGCGGTACACCCGCTTGATGTAATTCGTCCAGTCCATGTCCGTCCGTTTGACATCCCCCGGTGCCGGCAGATGATCGTCGTCATAGGTTCCCGTCCACGCAAAATCTCCCTTTCCGAAATTTGCGTTCACGAGCTGCACATGGTATCTTTTGGAACGTTTGTCGTTATAGGTCTGCTGGGCAAGGGTGGACGCTTCTTTCTTCTTCGCTCTCCGGCTCGCTTTGTGCTGTCTCTGCGTCACCGGGTACAAATCCACTTCCATGTATCCCGCAGTAGCGTAGTCCTTGCCGCAGATATGCTTTTGCTCCCGGTAATACAGGCCCATAGCCTCCGCGCCCCCCTCATTTTTGCGTGTATGCGCCAATACGGGCCATTTCAATAGTCGTATGCCGTGAACATTTTGTTGGCGTCAACAAAACATCAGCTTGCATACGGTCCATTTCAACAGTCGTATGCTGTCAGGCACACCCCTGTTTCATGGCTTGGCTCTTAACTTACTACTGATATACCAGCCCATTGCGGCCCCTCGGCCGCATCGAATTCTCCCCGGATCCGCCGATGGCCTCATATAATATAGGTATGGCTGGCGGTTCTCCGTTGTCTGTATTGCCACCTGCGCCGTGTTGACAGCACCGGGCGCAGGTGGCGTTTCTTTTTTATGTCAGGTAGTCCTTGGCCATTTCCAGCAATTCCGCCGCGTGTTCTTGGTCGATGATCTTGACCTTGCCGGGCTTCTTCGGATCTGCGTCGATGGCCCAGCACGTTTTCTTTGCCAGTATTTCCCGCTTGTTCAGTTCCTTGTCCAGTTCCTTTTCGTAGTAGTCCTGTTCTTTCTGCCAGGCCACAAACTGTTGGAACTCCTCAACCGTCATTTTTACAGTTATTTCCACATTGTCCTCCTTGCGGCGTGTCGAAAATTCTTTCGGTTGCCATTTGTGCATAGTCGGGGTTGATCTCGCAGCCTATGAAATTGCGCCGCAGTCGCTTGGCCACCACTCCGGTGGTGCCGCTCCCAGCAAACGGATCCAGAACCGTGCCGCCCTCTGGACAGCCCGCTAAAATGCACGGCTCGATCAACTTTTCAGGGAACACGGCGAAGTGTGCGCCGCGAAATCCGTTTGTGCTTACAGTCCATACGTCCCGCTTATTCCGGCGGCCCGTCTGGTTTTCTCGGTTCCCGTGGCTCTCGCGCTCCACCTGGGTGCTGTTGTCGCGGGAACGCCCGTCGGTATAGGCACCGCCGCCGCGGAACGTCCTTGCGTTCCCCTTGGCCGATGTAACGGGTTCACTGATCGCCGCCGCGTCGAAATAATAGCGTTCCGATTTAGAAAGCAGGAAAATATATTCGTGGCTCTTGGTGCAGCGATCCCGGACGCTCTCCGGCATACAGTTGGATTTGTTCCATATAATATCCTGGCGCAAATACCACCCGTCTGCCCGGAGGGCAAAGGCCAGCTGCCAGGGTACGCCGATCAGGTCTTTGTATTTGTACCCCAGCGGCGTATGTTTCGCCGTGTGGCCACAGGAATTACGGGTGTTTGTCGGCGGCTGGCTTCCTGATCTGGTGGCGTAGCTGTCGCCCATATTCACCCACATGGTCCCGTCTGCCCGCAGAACCCGCCGAACCTCACGGAAAACGGAAACCAGCGCTTGCAGGTATTCCTCCACGCTGGCCTCGTTCCCGATTTGCCCCGCCGTGCCATAATCTCGCAAATTATAGTAGGGCGGAGAGGTGACGCAGGTATGGACGCTTTCGGCCGGCAATTCCCGCAGCCGTTCCAGCGCGTCACCCAGCAGGATCCGTTCACTCACCTGGCACCGCCTGTACTTCCCCGGGCCGGAAGGTCTCCACAACGGCCCCTCCCGCCGTTTCTGTTTTCACGTTGATGTACCGCCCATGCGGATGGATATAGACCACCTTACCCCGGCGAATCGGGTATAGCTGATCCTTCGTTGGATGCATTCCCTCGGTCAGCGCCGGGATCGTTTCAAACCTCGCCTTTACCGCTTGTCCGATTTTCATGTTTAGCCGCCGCCGTGCTTTCTCTCGACGCTGTGCATCAGATCCAGAACGTCCTGCGCAAACGGGTATTCGCCTGTATTGTCCCTCACGACTTCCGTCAGGAAGCTTTGCATATCGCGCCAGCATTCCAGATAAAACATCAGTTCATCATCTCGTTTCATCCTTCATTGCCTCCAACGCCGCCTTGGCCGCCTTTTTGGTCAGGAACACCGTCTTGCCGATCTCGCTATCAGGCGTATAAACATCATCTACCGGATCACCAAGGTAGAACCCATCATGTGAAATCGCCCCAATAATTTCTTCACTGATATACCAGCCGTTTGTCTCCGGGTAGAAAATCGCGCCATCCTTGAGAATGGCATATACAGTTTCGCCGATCCTGTACGGCCGCGCCTCCACCTGCCCCCGCAGCTTTTCGATTTCCCTCTGGAGTGCCAGAATGTTCGTGTTCTGGTTGGCGATACGATCAGCGGCGGCAAAGCCCACGGCGTCAACATCGCAGGCAGACCACTCCCACGTCCCCACTTTCGCCGCAAGATCCTCCGGCAGCGTCACTGTTTTGTAGAAAGGGCATTTTTTACAGTCTCCTGTCGGCCCATCCTCTGATGAGATGCACCGTAATGCATTTACGAGGTCTATATCTCTCATGCCTGCCCACTTGCCTTTCCATCCGCCTCCTGCTCCACTACCTCGCAGGCGTCCGCTGGGAACGCAATGCTATTTCCGTAGAAGTCCACGAAATAGCTCCCCTTCCCGTCCGCGTCGGTCGAAACGCTTTTCACATAGAAGGTGCCGCCCTTCTTCGCCATGGGCATCGGCAGATCCCGTGTCAGCCGCACTTTCATACCGTCCCCTCTCCAACCTTCTCGGAAATCATATTCCGCAGCGCATCCAACGCACGGTTGATCTTCGGGCGGTTTTCTTCGTCCAGCTCGCTGGCAATCTCCGTCAGGCGGTTTACCGTCTCCTGAGCCTGCCGGAAGAGGACGCCAAATTCCGCAAGAGCCTTATTATCCATGGCCGCCGCGCTTTTCTTCGCTTTCGCCAGCTCGACGCGAAGGGCCGCCGCCTGATCTTCCGCCGCCTTCTTCGCGGCCTCGGCGCTTTCCACAGCCCGCCGCGCCTCGTCGCGCTGCTCCTCCGCCGCTTTCAGTTCCTCGGCCTTCTTGGCAACCGCCGCGTCACGCTTGGCCTTGGCCGCCTTTTCCGCTGCCTTGACCGCCGCCGCGATCTGCTCCTCACTGGCATCCTGTACGGCAACCTCCACCGGTTTCTCGCGCAGCTCCTTCAGTTCACGCTGTAATGCCTCTGTGCGCTCCTGCGCGGCAAGGGAAGCGTTCTTCGCCTCCTCTACCTCGGCATGGGCGGCCTCCGCCGCCTCCCGCGCCTTCTCTGCCGCCGCCTCCGCGTCCGCCGTGGCCGTCCGCTGCTTTTCCAGTTCCCGTTCCATCTCGTCAGCCTTCTGCTCGGCGATTTTCCTCTGCCGGACAGCCTCATCCAACTCCCGGGCCGACATCTCCGGCACCGTCTTTTCCACCCCTCGAACATCGTGTTTTTCATTCAAAAACTCATCGCGCTCAACAGGGTTCAAAGCCAGTAATACCAATGCTTTCGAGGCCCCCAAATCCGCAAGCGTCTGCGGATTTTGATAGGCATCCGCAAGCCGCATAAAGTTCTGGGCGCTCCGCTCGGAAAACTCCACTTTTTCCTGAAGCCACGGCAGCCATTCGCCATGGGAAAGGAGGGCTTTTGCCTCCTTCAGGCGGCGGCCAATCTCCAGAATGCTTTCGCCCGCAGTACGCTTATAGTTCAAAATTTCTTCCGTAATGGTTTCAATCTCACGCTCTGAGCCAGTCACATGACTTACCCCGAACATCTCACTGAGGGCTTCCCCCTCATCGGCCCCATCCGGGGTCATATCCACCATATCGTACATACTCATGCCGTTTTATCTCCTTTCACCGGCAGGATGGGCCTGCCGTTTTTATCCCGCTTGCTTCCGCCCTTCAGCCACGCAAGCCACAGCTCAATGAAAGCCCCATGTCTCTGCTGCGGCGTGGCCAGGCGCGTTCCGTCCCTGTTTTCGTTGCGGTATCCGTGGATCTTCCGGATATCCGTCCCACGCTTTCCGTCCATTTCCACGGTGATATAGCTCCGCTGCGGGGTTTTCTCCTTACGCAGGAAGAGAATCGTTGTGGCTCCCTTCATGTGTCGCTCCGCATAGCCACCGACACAGTGGTGAAGCGTCTTGCCCTCGTTGATGATCTGGCGGTCATCCTCCGGCACCACAATGCAGAGCCCCAGAGCGGAAAAGCTGTATTTTTTCACCAGTTTCTCATACCGTTTTTCGTAAGCCTTGCGGGCCGCTTCATTTTCCTCGTACCGTATCGCGGCGATGGCGGAATCATGTGCGCCTTGCAGATTCTTCGGAAAGGCCACATCCCGGCGGGCCAGGTCATAACCCAACTTCTTTGCGGCGTCGATGTAATCCAGCCAAAGAGCGGCGTTCTTGTGCTGGTGCTTTTCCAGATACCGGGCCAGCACCATGGCGTTGGCGTCCACGGCCGTCAGTGCGCCGCTGATGCGCCGACGCTCCGCCGCGCCGCCGATCCGGTCATGGATCAGCAGAGCTTCCTCCAGCGTCACACCGCCGCAGCGCATGACCTCCAGTGCGTCCAGCTCCCTTTGGCCGATACCTCCGGCAAGCAGCCGCTTCGCCGTGGGCTTGTCCAGCCGGAAAAAGGCCGGCATGGTTTTGGCACGCCAATTCAGAGCACGGCCGTGCATCTTTCCGCCAACAGCATCCCGCACAATTTCGGTGGCCCCGGCCTTGACCAGCTGCTCCATGCGTGGGTAGCGTGTCCACAACCCGAGGTAGGTCAGCAGACCGTATACAGTTTCCGTGGGCACGTCGTCATGAAGGTTGAAAAACAGTTCCGCCGCACTGTATTTCAACGGGGATTCCGTGATCTGTTCCACGCCGAATACCGCGTAATTTCCCGGCTTCCAGCAGCTCCACGCCTGACAGTCCGCAAACGGCTCCGTCATGGTTTTCTGGGGGACTAATTTCGGCACGTATTGTTCACCATTCCATACCCACTGGCGTTTCCACTTCTGGCATTTTCCAGCGGCAAAATAATAGGCGGCTTTGATGGTCACGCCCGCCGGGTCCGATTCAAACCGTCCATGGTGCTTCCAGCAGCTCAGCGCCACCGCACGCAGGGCACCGTCAAGGACCCGAAGCAACACGATCTGCCGGTATTCGTCCAGCGAATTTCCGTTGCGCAGTCTACCCCGTGCGTAGAGCGTCACGTCCTTGCCGCAGTCCGGGCACATAACGCAGGAACGTTCCTTCGCACCGTGCTGACGCTTGAAGTCCTTCCACTCACGGTCAGTCCACCACACCTTCCGGCCGCAGCGCGTACACTCCGTGCTCACGCCGTCCCGCCCCATTTCGTTCTGCTCACGCTCAAAAAAGAGATAGCCGCTGAAGCATCGCTCAATAAATTCCTGTTCTTCTCCCGTGCAGAGGAACGAGACCTCCAGTGCGGCCTTCTGTTCCGCCTCCGTTAGATTGCACCGCATACCGCCACCTCACAGAAAGTCCGAAAGGTCGAGGATCTTCTTCTGTGCGGAAGGCGGCGTGGCCATTTCTCCCTCCGCCGCCGGGCACAGGTCGATCACCATGTGAAAACGGATGTCCGCGCCCTTAAAATAGAACTGTACCGCCTTGCGGTAGGCTTCAAGATCCGAAATGCTGTTTCCAACGCCTTTGGCCACCGCCGCCATGCACTCCTTGAAGCTGCCGCCCTGGGCAACCGCCTGGGCAAATTCGGCATCCTGCCGGCAGAAATCGCCCAGTGCCTCCCGGACGCTCTGCGCCATCGCGCCCTCTCTCCAGCCGCTCACATTCTCCGTGAGTTTATTCAATGCCTGCTCCAAAAACTCGTTCATACCCTTGTTTTTCTCCCTCGCCCATGCTAAAATGACAGGCGAGGGAAATTCTCCTTTCGTGTTTTTCTCTTTGTGGCTGACCGG